TGCGTGTACGCGTCGATGTTCGGGCTGTCAATGTACAATTCCGGCAGGTAGAGGATGTTGCCGTCCGCGTCCTCGCCGGTGGGCATGATGCGCGTGACCACGTCCGTCTCATCCACGTCGTAGGAGATGCCGGTGAGGTTCTTGCCCTCCCGGATCTGTACGTCACTGTCCATGCCCACGCGCCGGACCAGAAACACGTCAAACCAGTCCCGCGTCAGCTCCCCGCCGTACTTCTCCGCCAGCCCGCCCTCGCCCAGCAGGGCCTCCACGGGATTGACGTTCTCAAGGCTCACGTCCTGCGCCGTGGAGGTCAGGTCGGAGTAAAAGGTAAAGCCATGCCCGGAGAGACAGGCGGAGGAAAGGCCCTGCACGACGGAAGCCCCCACCGCGGAGGGCGAGGGCTTGAGAGACCTGATCATGTTGTCCAGGAGGTCGTAGAAGATGTGGCGGGCGTAGACCGTAACTTTGCTTAGCTCAGGCACAATGCGGTAGATGCGGAAGGGCTGGTCGCGCAGCTGGCGGGCGTCCACCACGGCGTTGACCGCCTCGGATACGGACCCCTCCGTCCGGACATAGCGCAAAAAGGTCGTTGACATGTACCCGCGCTTTCCGTCCGGGAGCACCACCTCATACCACTGTGCGTTGGTTTTGGAAAGCATCTGTACCTCGGTTCCGTTGGCGTACTGCCTGAGCACGGAATACCCTTCACCGGGTCCTGTGCGCAGGCGCAGCGTACCGCCCCGCACAGAGGCTTCAGGCGTATCTGTATCCACTCGATACACATCCAGACGTGTATCTTCGCCTGGCACGGAAATCTGGACACGCGGCGTCATGGCGGCGGGCACCGGTGCGCGCAGGATATTGCCCTCGCTCAAACGCGTCCATTTTCCATACTCGTCGATGGGATGCACGAGCGTCAGCTCCCATTCGCCGTTGAGGGTTTCGGTGACTGTGCAGGACTGCGGCTGCACCACGCCCAGCCCATTGCCGGAGAAGTCCGTGCAGGCGGCGGGGTATATGCAGATCAATGGAAATCACCTCACAAAATACAAAACACGTCTCTCCTACCGGAAAGACGTGTTCGCGTTTCAAGACTATTATTTGAGACAGCACAATTGCATCATTGCCATGGTTATATCAGTCAGCATAAAACCCAGTCCCCTTATCCCGCATTTTCACATGCTCAGCTCCTTGCGCAGCCATGGATGACTTGTCAAATGAATGAGGTTTTCATCTTCACTTGAAAAAGCAACGCACTAAAAAGACCTTTTGTTTCAGCGGGCACTCAAGAAACTCATTTCTTTGGGAGAAACATTTCACGCCATGCGTACGCATGAGCTTCTTATTCTCTGTTCTCTATCCCCCAGGTGCAGAGCTGATCCAGCACCTTGACCAGTGAATGCCCCCGTTCTGTGAGTGAATACTCCACCTTGGGCGGAATCTCGGGATACATCTTTCGCGTAATCAGCGCATCCCGCTCCAACTCCTTGAGCGTCATGCTCAATGTCTTATCCGCAATCTTTCCAATATAACGTTGCATTTCGTTGAAGCGCACCGGTTCATACTCCATCAGACAATACAGGATGATGGGCTTGTACTTTCCGGAGATCAAAGACAGCGTGTAGCTGTAGCCAGTCTGGGAAAAATCCGCCTCGTCAATTCTCTTCTTCATAATACTTTCCTTGAAGTAAGTACCTAACAAATATGTTGGTACTTGTTTTCCTTTCTCAGCCATGATACCATAAACCCGCCAGAAGGGCAATCCACGATTTTGAAAGAAGGTATCAATCATGAAAAAGAATCTTGGCGTTGTACAGGCCGTGTATCCCATGCCGGTGCTGATCGTTGCCGCCTACGATGAAAATGGCAAAGTCAATGCCATGAACGCCGCGTGGGGAATGATCTGCAACAGCGACCGTATCGCGTTGTTCATTGACGAAGACCATAAAACGACCCAAAATCTTCTGAAAACAAAGGCATTCACGGTCAGCATTGCCGATCGCGCGCATATGGATGTGGCTGACTTTTTCGGCATTGCCAGCGGCAACAAAATGACAGATAAATTTGAACGTACCGGCTACCATGCCAGAAAGAGCGAGCTGATTAATGCGCCCATTATTGACGAATTCCCGGTAGTCATGGAGTGCGAACTGGCCGAGGTTTGCAGTACGGACAGCTTTTATGCCATTGTTGGACGGATTGTCAACACCGCCGCGGAAGATACGGTTCTCTCTGAAAACGGCAAGATTGATCCGTCCCGCCTGAACGCCTTGATTTTTGACCAGTTCCAGCACGGCTACTACGTCTCTGGCGAACAAGTGGGCAAAGCCTGGCACGAAGGCGCGAGCTTAATGAAAAAATAACCTTGGCATCCAAGGTGAATCAAAGCCATCGCCAGTTCGGCTCAACAACCACCTTTGTCACGTTTCCCGTCCAGCTCACGGCATTTTGTCCCGGCAAAAGTGTCGGAAAATCTCCGCTCATGGCGCCGTTCATGGAGGTCGCTTCGCTGTACGCCTCCATGAGCGGCGTGTCGAGCGTGACGCTGCCGGAGACGCCCTCCAGCTCCGTGATGGACATGCCCACCATGAGGGTGATCGCGCCCGTGCCGTAGACGGTGATGACCGGCTCGGCATGGACGCTGCCGGGATTGGAGATGAAAGAGCCGCTCTGCGTCAGCGTAATGGGCGAGATATTTTTCTGGTACCAGAAGGGCTTGCATCGGAAGTTGACCGCAAAGGCCAGGTGCGGATTGCCGCGCAGGATCTTCTCAAAGGGAATCTGGTTGATGATGCGCGCCTCGTAATATCCCTCCGGTCGGTTGGCAAAGGTGACGGTGCCGCTGCCGCGTAGCCACGCGGCGATTTCGGGAACCCGCGTGCCGCTTAGAATAAAGCATTGAGCGGTCAGCACCATATCCTCATACACATATTCGCCCTCGGTCGTGGTCAGGCTGCCGGAGCGCCCCGGCACGTCGGTAAATGTGACGCGCTCCGCGGGCAAGGTCAGGGGCGGCTGATCGGAAACATGGATGCCGTATTCCGTGCAGCGTTTACCGTTCCATTGAAACCAGTCGTTCATGCCATCCTCATCCCCTTCCCCCGCTGCTGCCTGCGCGTAAGCGCGGCGATCTCCTCCGCCAGCGCGTGGATGTCCTGTTCGTTACGCACCACGAGCTGCTGCACCTGAATGGTGGAGCTGATGCTGCTGTTGTAAGTGCGCCGGTTGTCGTTGCTGGTGGTCTGGATGCTCCCGGCCTGCGCCTCTCCGGTCAGGTAACGCGCGGCGTTTCGGATGATCTTCGCCTGCGCTTTGCTCTCCTTGAGCACGCCCCGGCCCCAGCCGCGCATGGTCATCACGCCCACCTCGTCCTCAAAAACCTGCGAGGGGGAGTGGATCTTCAGCTCGCTCTTCGCCGCGTTGACGGCGGCCCGGGCAGCAGAGCGCATGGCGGAAATGACACCGCTACGTCCCGCGTTGATGCCCGCCGCAAGCCCGCTCATGGCGTTCACGCCCGCGGAGCGCAGCGTCGAGCCGTTCAGGCTGGCATTGACCGCGCTGCGCACATTTGCGCCGACCGACGCGCCCGTGGCGCTCATACTGTAACCCGTCATGGCCAGCGCCAGCCCGGTCATGGCCGCCGTGCCATAGGCCGCCAGCGCGTTTTGCGACAGGGCCAGGCCGACCGCCGCGTCCAGCGAGGCCGCGAGCGTCGCCGCATCCGTGGCAAAGTCGTATTCCGTCATGCCCGCGCCCACCCCCGCGGAGACGTTCTGTCCCACGGGCTTGACGCGCTCGGAGGGCGAATGGATGCCCAGCGCCAGATTCAGCGCGGCTTCCAGATTGGCGGCGACCGTCTCCGCGTCGCTGTCCCAGCCCGCCGCCGTCATGCCCTCCCCCACGCCCTCCAGAATGTGCGTGCCGACCTCGGCCGTGTCCAGCTCCTGCAAAAACGTCAGGATGGCTTGCAGGTTGTCCAGGTCCTCCTGCTTGACCTGCTGCCCCTGCTGGATGGCCGCTACAATCTCCGCCACATAGGTGGACAGCTCCGCCACGCGCTCGGCGGGAAAGTCGAGCTTCATGCTGGTGTCCAGCTTGCCCTTGTCCGTGGACGCGCCGAACACGCTGGCCCAGAATTTGTCCCAGGCGCTGTAATCCAGCGTCTCCTGATAGGACTTCAGGCGGGAGAGCGCGGACTCGATCAGATCGAGATTCGTCTCGGGCAACAGTCCCGCGGCCTTGCCCAGCGCGCTCACGCCGAGCTGATCCACCTCGGCCACCTCCGAGCGAAGATTGGCGATGGCCTCCTGCGCGCCGGTCACATCCGGGGCGATGAGCACGTGCAGCGTGCCGTCCTCGTCGAGCACCGCCACCTTGTCGGCGGTGAGCAGCTCGGTGGGCACCGCCTGCACGGGGATCTCCTGCCCCTCCTGCCAGAATTTCGTCTGCGGGTCGAGCAGCGCGTCGGCGGGGTTTTGAAAGACCTCGCCCAGCTTCACAATGCCCTGCACCTCCACCGGGTTTTCCTCGATGAACTTGCGGTAGGCGATCAGGTCATAGCCGTAGATGCCCACGCTGACGCTGAGCGTGGGCTTTTGGGCGTTGGTATCGTCGTATTTGGTGATGTAGGCGGTGAAGTCCTGAAGCAGCTGGGATTTGTCGCAGCCCGTGGCTTCCGCAAACGCGCTGACGACGGCCTCCACCTGATCCGGGGACAGGGCCGACAGGTCGATGTCCTCCGCTTCCATGTAGCGGGCGACCATGGCCGTAATGTCGCCAGGCGCAAGCGCCGTGGTCAGCGCGCCGCCCGTGACCTCCTGATAGGCCAGCACAAAGGCGGTCAGGCCGTCCGGGGTCAGGCCGCTGGTGTCCACACCGCTTTGCTCCAGATAGGCGGAAATATACGCGGTGATCTCGCCGGGTTTCAGCGCGGAGACATCGGCACCCGCGGCCATCTCCCGGTATGCGCTGACCATGGCCGTGACATTTTCCGGAGTCAGGCCGGACACGTCCGCGCCGCTCATCGCCTCCGCGTATGTGCCGACGTAGGCGATCAGGCCCTCCGGGGTCAGCTCCGCCTTGTCCGCGCCCTCCGGGATTTCGGTATACTTGGCGATAAACGCCTCCACCTGCGGCTGCACGCGCTTCGTGTTCTCGTCCTCGCGCAGCTCGGCAATGATCGCGTCCGTCGTGATCGCGCCGGGGTCCGCGGCGAAGGCGTCCCACCGCTCCTGCGCGCCCGTCATGTCGAGGTCCGCGGCGATGGTCAGCACCTCTTCGGGCAGCGCGTCGCCGAACATCTCCGTAAGGCCCGGCAGCTCCAGCTCGCGGTTGCTTAGGAACGTCTGGATGGCGGCGATCTGCTCCAGCGCCGTCGTAAAGTCGATCTCCGGGAACATGGCCTGAATCTCGCTCTCCGACAGGCCGCTGTCCAAAAGGGACTGAATCTGCGTGAGCATGGCGAGGTATTCGGTCATCGCGCCCTCGTCCATGGCCGCGGCGATGGCGTTCAGGTCCTCCAGCAGGGCGGGCTTTTCGGTTTCGCCCGCTGCGCTGTACTCCCGCAGCTTCCGCGTCAGGGTATCCACGTCCGAAGCCGCCTTTTGAATATCGGCCTGCGCCCAGACCTGCGGCACAACGTCGCTGAGCAGCTCCGCGTATTCCAGCGCGGCATTTCGGCGGTTCTCGTTGTACTTCGCGTTGAGCGCCTCCATGGCGTTCTGCCGCTCGGCGCTGTCCTCCATCAGCTGGATGAGCGCATACTCCTTGTCGTACTGAGCGTCGATCTCGGCGTTCATGGCGGCCAGCCCCTGCGCGGCGGCGACCAGCGCGTTTTCATACACGGTCACGTCGGCATCCGTCCTGCCGCGCGCCTGCGCCCGGGCCACCTCGGCCTCCAGCTTCTTTCGGATGGTGTCAAAGCCGTCCGCGTCCGCCGGGGAGAGGCGGTACTTGATTTCAATGGTCTCCCGCGTGTCGATGAGCTCCTGCAGGCGGATTTTGTCGGCATCGGAGAAATAGCCGTTCCGGCGGCGCCCAAGCAGAGCGGCAAGCTCCGCATCCAGCGCATCCAGCGTGGCGATGTCGGCCGCAAGCTGTTCGGATACGCCCGCATAGCCGCTTTCGTCCGCCGCGGACTTGAGCGCGGCAAGCTCCTCACGGGTGGAAGCCGTGAGATTCCTGAACGACTCCGTCCACTGCGACACGCTCTCGTCGGTTTCCTTTTCGCCGTCCGCCCAGGCCCTGATCAGCCCGTCCAGCCATTCCTGCGCGGACTCTGTCTCCCGCGCGAAGTCGCTTTCGCTCATGCCGAAAAAGGACAGCCCTGCGCTTTTGCCGTAGAAGGTTTCGGCGGCGGTATCCTTCCACTTCTTCGCGGTCTCGTTCATGCCCTCCAGCGCCTCGCGGGCCTGCTTTGCGCCGGATAGGTAGTCCGCCAGTGCGACCGTGCCCGCCACCGCCGCAGCGGCGACCGCCAGCCACACCGCCGGGGACTTGCCCAGCACCGAAAGGAACCCCGACCAGCCGCCGCCCGCCTTGCCCACGGCGGTGGCAAACTTGCCGATGCCGGTAGAGAGCGCGCCGACGCCCTTAGTCACCTTGCCCAGGGTAAGGAGCACCGGCCCCGCGGCCGCGGCATAGGCGGCCATGCGGATGATCTGCATCCGCTGGGCCTCGTCCATGTCGAGGAAGCCTTTCATGAGGTCACCCGCACCGTCGATGAGGCGCTTAATCGTGGGATTCAGGTCGTCGCCGAGCTGCTGGGCGAAGAGGATCGCTGTATTTTTGAGGTTGATGAGCCGGCTTTCCGTGGTGGCGTAGCGCTTGCCCGCTTCCTCGGTGAGGGCGGTGTTCTCCTGCCAGGCGCTGATGGCCACGTCCTGCGTCCG